GTTTTGTACGTCCTGCCCAAAGATTTTGCACCCCCTACGGCTCGGCATTCCGTTCCTTCGCTGACTTACTGGCATGGCAGGAATTGCACAAGGGTTGCAAGTTATCGGCCGCCCAGAACTCACCACCTAAGCGCACGGGTTTAATGTGGTCCACCATCTGAGCCAGTGTAACCAAACCAACGGCATCGCATGCAGCGCACAGGGGAGAGGATTGCAACACCAAAGCGCGGACGTTGCGCCATTGGGTTGTATTATATCGCGGCTCGATGTATGAACCTTTGACGTATTGGCGTGGCCTCTTGCCTCCTTGTTTTGGTTTATTTATTGTTGGCATTGCAGTAGTAGTTTGAAGTCGTCCAATGAACGGACTAGGTGGTAAGCGAATCCACAATCCTGCACACGCTGAGCAAATGCTTTCTGCTCGTCTGATTGTATCCCTGTGGCTGTCTTGCATTCAACGAACAGCAGGCGACCAAAGTAAATAACGATTAAATCCGACGCCCCAGGTGTCAACCCTGTCGCCTTCATGAGCATGGCTGTCCGCTTATCTCTGAGCCCCCCGTTTGGTATACTAAAGATTAAACAATCCTTATATTTTATTTGGAAATTGTTTTTGTAATGTAGAAAAATTTGTTGTTGTATTTTATCTTCTGTCATATTATTAGCAAATATATCAAATTAGGCGGTGGTCAGAGGGTGGTCAGAGAAAAAAAGCTCTCTGACCACCTCTTAGGGCTTGCTATCACTGGGCTTAAGGCAAAAGGTGGTCAGGTGGTCAGAGAAAACTGAAGACTTTCCCAGAACAGAAAAACACAAAAGGGAAAAATTGAAAATATATTTTTCTAGGGAAGTTATGTTTTTTGCGTGCCTCTCTGACCACCTTTGAGGTAAACCCTTACAAACATTGGGCTGAGAGGTGGTCAGAGAAAATGCGTTTTTTGTCATCTGCTTACTTTTACAACCGAATAGCAGCGCATAGTTGAGCCGTTCACCTTCCTTTTGACTTGTTCAAAGCCCAAATTTTTCATTTCCATCCCCAACTTTCGCGTGTCAAAAATGCGCTGCTGGCTGTTCGTTTCAAGATATATTTTTAACTCTGTGTTTGTTAAATAATCGCAATAATCCCCATATTGAGGCACACGAAAATATTGGTTTATTAATTCCGCTTCAAAATTAATAGCGTTAAATTCGGTGCTATTTTCTGCAAGTTGTAGTATATCTTCACTGCTTAGGTGCCAGTTGAAACCTGCCTGATAGAGGTCGTAAAAAGCCATAAACAAAGCAGATTTGTCTATTGAATTGTAGCGAGCGTGGTCGATGCTCAGGACGTTAATAGGCAGTATTCGGCGGTTGCCTGTTGGATCACTGATGAGCCCCAAATCGTTTGTCGTACCTGCCAATACTGCCAGCCGCTTCAAATCTCGGTGAGTGCGCCCATAAGGTAAGCGAATTGAAAAACTGGCTTTACTAGTCAACTCCTTAAATCGTTTGGCCTCCAGTTTGGATTTGCCCCCAAATTCATCGTCCATAATTATTAGCTTTTTGGTGAGCAAAATATCGTCATCCTTACCGCCGTCCAGTTTGCTCTCTGCGTAGTAGTTTGCCAATGGCTTGGGGAGTAGCCGCCGAAAGAACTCAGTTTTACCCGTATTTTGGCGCTCGCCTGCTAGGACAAGCACTAAAGGGGACGTATGGCCGTAAACACTGGCAATCATTCCAACGCCCCAATGTGTTAAGTATTTGGCAACGTGCGGCGTTGTTGTTTCGATGCAGGCCGCCAGTTCGTCGATGAGGGATTGGTTGCGCTGGATAGATTGATTTGCGTTAATAAAATCCTCAAATGGGTTATAATATCGTGTCAATTCCGAATAAATAACCCTGCAAAAAAATTCAAAACTTATCTTATTGTCTGTCAATTCGGAGAAACGCAGATACATCGTATTTAGAGCCATATCGTCCAAAATCTTGGGGCGATTGTTGAAAAGTACAGAACGGTCCTCAATATCGGCCGTAATCGTGTTGTAGTGCAGCTGGTGATTGTTTTGCAGATACAACTGGCACAGCGCGACAGGCGTCTGCCCTGTGAGCTGCAGCGATACATTGGCCTCAAATACTGCGGCAGCGGTCTCGCTAGCTTTCTCGACGTCCATTCCACTCAATCGCGCAATCTCAACAACCGACTCCTGAGCACGGCCTTGCTTTTTGGCCATCTTGGCAATATTCTCCAATTTCACGGCCTGCTGGCTTTTCAACTCAACACCTGCCTGCTTGGCGTAATAGTAAAAAGTGCCTATACCGATTTTGCTCTGGCCTGTATCGCGGAGGCAATAATTGTACTGCCTATCTGCTTTGATATGGTCGTATTTGCTATTTTGCCCAGCTATGGCGTGGAAATAATCCCTACCCCGCTCTCCAAACTCTGAGGCCAGCGCAAAGCCAATATCTAGGTAGTTTTTGTACGCCCCCTCTGTCAAGTCATACCCGCCCCGACAAATCCTATCAATGAGCTCGTCAAACTCGTTGCCAGTTAGCACTGTGTGCACTTGCTTGGGCTTGGTTTCCTTTTTTGGGTACTCCTTGAAGGTCTTAGATGCCTCGTTGGTGTATAGCAACGGATCATACGACAGAAAACGCAACCGGCTCACATTCTTACAACTCTGGTCTATCAGTTGCCCATAATTGCGGAAATAGTACTGCTTTAGCCCGTTAAACGCATCCAAATGCCGCTCTGGCTCAATCTTAACTAAGGCGGCCAATCCATTGCCAGAAACGGACAGCAGGGCCGAAAAAGTATAAGGATCTTTGGCCAATTCAGATTTTAGCCGCTCCACATCCTCCACAGCGTCAAAGTCGATGCAAATAAGTCCTGAGTGCTGGATGAGGTTTGCATTGCTCACATTATCCCGAAACACCCCCGATATCGTGACCGCTGGAATCCGCTGCTTTGCCTCGGCCTGCTCGTCCTTACTCAGTGCCTTGGTATTTCTGTACGCCTCAATCAGTGCCAAATGTTGCCCTGAGCGGACAAGTGCGAAATAATCCGCTATTGTAATGGTGTGGTGCTTTGCCGACTGTCTTATATTAGGCAGATAGGTTATTTGCATATCGTAATTTTAAGCAGGTGCTCAGTCAACGTGCAGAGTAGTTGCCCGTTCAGTTTAGCGTCGCGAATATAGTCGCCATTTTCATCGTGCAGATGGATGGCTTTAATCAGTATGCCGTTGGGCGTAACTTCAACGTGCGCAATGCGTGCGTGTGTTGGTTTGCTCATAACAACTTTTCATTACCCTCACCTAACTTGATAAAACCACTGTCCTTATTTGAGCCAGTTGCCTTAATAAAATCTATCTCAATCTTTGCCGAATTGATAATTACCTGCCCCACGTCGGCCATTGCCTTGGCGGTTTGTATGTCAATATCACCATCCTTTAAGCGCTCAAGCGCCTCAAATAAGTGATCTCTCAAATCATTAATTTTGTTGCGTGCCATTTTTTTCTAATTGGTTAATTTTTCGTGTGATACTTCTTTTAATACTTAATACTTCCCTCAGTTCCTGGGGTAGATTTTTGATGTTGTTGCGCCTCATATGCTCGTGGCGGTCGATGAGCTCAAGATTGTCCAGCGTGATGTTGGCCTTGTTTTTGTCTTTAAACACGACAAACAACCCATTGGGTACTGGGCCGTTAGCGGATTCCCAAAGCAATACGTGCACAAACTTAAAACCTTGCTCTGTCTTTTCAACCAGGTAACCATCGCGCAAACTACGGTAACCTATCGGCTTGGTGTTATGCGGTGCTTGCCCCTTTTTAAATTGGGTTTCAATTCCGCCAATCATAACGCCTTTTGTGCCTTTGTTCCAGCTTGTCATCCCTTTGCGGAATTGTGTGCGTGGGTAGCCTTTGTAATTTTGTCGGTAGTAATCCATCAAAAACTCCTGGTCTTTTTTCAGTCCCAAATGTTGCGCCTTATCATAAATTTGGCGGTTGGTTTTGTTTAATTTCTCGCCGATCTCCCTGGTAATCATTTTAGGGTACAAAATCCGCAGCTGCTCGATTTCTTCTTCTGTCCACCTCATTCCTTAATCGCATATGTCACTTCAATACCAAACGCCTTATGCCCTAGCGTTGTTTCTTTAAAAGCCTTTTTCATAACCTTCACCCACTCAGTGTTTGGGATGGAGATACCTTTGATAAATTCCTGTATCTCGGTTGAATTAAAGGTTTTGTCTGTGTGTTCGATTTCGACTGTTATTATAAAGGTTTTCATAATTTAACGATAAAATTTTTAACTGCGCCACCCTCGGCGAATTCTCTCTCTCTGCGGTTGGTATAGCCCTCGGTGTACCCCTTAGACCTCCAGAATCTTTTTAACTCTGTGTAGTTTGCATAATACAGCACCCGCTCAATAAATGCCTGCTTGTAGTTCTTTCGGCTTTTAAGTTCCCATAAATCTGCTGGCGTTTTTGCAATCTCAAAGAGATAGCGGCCGTTGAGTTTTTCGTATGCCATCAATTCCAAACTACCGCGCTCGGCTTTCTTTTCCGTTGCAAATACCTCACCGCAAAACTCGCAGAAACGAGCGGAGGCGTAGAGCACAGCACCGCAACACGGGCAATCCTTTACAGGTGCCACGCCTTGGCCTTTCTTTTGCTCCATCCCAGCGAATGCCTTGCCCCAATCCCTTGCCTCCTGCCAAAATCCTAAGCGGTGCACATTCTCTCCAAAGTCGAGGATTGTAAACTCTTTTTTACTCGCCGTCGGCCGTGATCCGCGCCCAACCATTTGCAGCCATAGCGCTACGGATTTGGTGGCTCTGTTCACAACTACAACCTCAATATCTGGGCAGTCGAAACCAGTGGTAGCAATTCCGCAGTTTACGAGGATTCCATATTTGCTGGCGACAAATTCCTCTATTAGGTCAGCCCTTTCTATTGCGCTTTGTTTTGAGTGAACGCAATAAACCCTACCCTCTCCCAACTCCTGCGCAAATGATTTGGCGGTGTTTATACTGGCCTCAATATTCACACAAAAAACAATCGCCTTCTTATCCTTCCACCTTTTGCAAAATTCCTGCACAACGCCCTCATAAACCTTGGGACGATTAAAAGCATCGTCTAGCCCCTGCGCTGTAAACTCGCCCATTCTGCTAGCAATCTTTGACGTGTCCACTGGGTGCATTGCGTAGGTAATCGGGTTGCACAAATAACCCTGTGCAATCAATTCGCCAATGCCTACCGAGTTAATCAGTTTGCCATAGCTTTGCGCCATCGGTGGCTTACTTACTGGCGTTGCAGTTGCTCCAATTACAAAGCCATCAAAGCCCTCCAAAATTTTGCGAAAATTTCCGATGTGCGCCTCATCAATAACAAGCAAATCGTAACTGCCTAGCACTACCACGCCCCGCTTAATTTGATTGTTAAGCGTCTCTACCATCAAGATATCGCAGCGGTTTAGTTTGCCTGCTTGGCTGAGCAATTCCCTGCGATGGGTAACGATGGCCACCCTGCGCCCCTTCTCCAGTACACGGCGCACTATCTCAGAAAAAACAACCGTCTTACCTGCTCCAGTTGGCAGGCACAACACAACCCTTTTACTGTCCTTAAACGCCGCCCGAATCTCATCGACTGCGCTCTCTTGGTATGGCCTTAATTGCATAACCCCAACAGCTCCTTTACTGTGTTGTAAATTCTGCGATAGTCCTTGTTATACTCCAAGTAGTCGCGGCTGACGTTGTAACTATTGATAGCGGTCGAGTGATCACGCCCCAACCTGCGGCCGATTTCAGAATACCTGAGCCCGTAGTGTTGGCGTAGAATGTAAACCAACAAATGACGCGCGTCTTTTATATCTCCCTCTCTGCTAGTGGATAAAATCTGCGCAGGGGTGACATCGCACGTCAGACAAACCGACTGCATCACCTTGGCGAAATCGTCCATCTTACTGGTAAACTTAATCTGCGGATTGAGTAGCTCATTTTTTAGGCGTGCAATAGTTTTCTCATACTTTGCCGTCATTGAATAAAAGCGCATCTGCAAATCCTTATACTCCCTTTTCGCTCTGCTGTATTGTTGTAAATAATCCGTAGCCATCCTGTCTTAATTTTGAGTATCTTACTAGTTCGTACTTTTCGGCGTCCTTTATATAGGCCCTTAACTTATCCCTTTCTGCGATGTCTGTGATAATTATACATACATCATAAATGTGCTTACTTATTGTCTGCTCTTTTTGTTCCATAGATTTAGCGTTTGCTTTCCTTTTCGTTCCTGTTGTATCAAAGTGTCGTATAAATACCGCGCGTTGCTGGGGCTGCAATCCATCCGCTCGGCAACCTCTGCAAATGTGAGCCCCAAATCTTCGCGCAATACGGCAACGGCGTAGGCCTTTACCAGTGTTTTACTGTACATTGTTTGCCTTGCGTTTAGCCCTCCAGTTTGCTTTCCTAATCCTGCCCGCTTCTCGGCGTCTAGCGTTGGCCTCTGTCAATGTAAACAACTGATCTAGCGCAGCCCTCAAATCACGCTCAGCAGAAGTGCCTCGGCCTTCCCACGTTTTAGCTTTGTCCTTTTCTGACTTAACTTCCGCCTGTGAATCCCAAAGCAGCTGCTCTGTTTTACCTAGTCGGTACTGCGTGCGGTTTAACTCCTTTGCCAAACCTCTTACCTGTGCCCTTGAGGCATTCAATGCCAGCCCCAACGCAACGGCTGAGGTAGTGGCTATAATTGCTACTATCATTTTTCTACTGCTGAAACGTAATTCAATACATACAAACCCGCTACGCACAAGATAAAGGCAAAGCGCGCATCTTCTGGCCACGTTGCAGGGTTAAATTGCCACGATGCAAATACAAAGCCCGCATAGGTTAACCCCAACGCCCAAAGGCCTGCAATAAGGTGTTGCTTGGTGCTCATAACTTAGCCCTCCCCTTATACATACGTCGTTGGTAAAGCATCTGAGTAAACTCGTCAAACTCTGGGCGATACTCGTCGCGCTCGAATTTGTAGGGGGTTGCCTCAGGCGTTTCGTCGTTGGTTTTGCGTAAAGCTTTTTTCACGCAGTGGCTGCCGTACATTACCGCAATGGTAACAGGCGTGGCGATTAATAGGTAGATAATATCCATAGTGTGGTACTTATGTGGATGCAAATATAAAGGTGTTTTCCACAAAACCAAATAAATTTACAAAAAAAATGCCCCGAGCCGAAACCCGAGGCAGTTAGCACCACACTAACGGCGCAAATATAGGGATTAAAATTTGTAGTCAGGACAGGATTCGAACCTGTATGTCAACCTCTACGACAGAGCTGTTCTTATTAACCGTGGCCAGCGGGTTTATTACAGTTGTAGTTGACTATCTATGTAGCGTCTACCAATTCCGCCACCTGACTATTTGTATACTCAAAGTTCTGCGAGTTTATCCTGCAATTTCCTCAACGTTTCTAAGCTCTTCGGCTCCTTTCTGCTCCAGTGAGTTAAGACGCACCGATTCACGCCTGCAAGTGCGCAAAGTTTTGTTAGGGTTACGCCCTTTTGGATTGCCTTAATTTTTAAATCAGTTACTATATTTTTCTCCATTTGCAACAAATTTACAAAAAAAGCGATAAATTTGCAAATGTTATGACGTACCACACTGACACCAGCCGCATCTCAAAAAGCGGCTTAGACCTAATTAATCGAGCGCCTGCACTTTACTATGAGCGCTATCTTAACCCCAACGCTGAACCGCAAAAAGAAACCGCCGCACTGATCATTGGCTCGGCTGTTCACTGTGCAGTTTTAGAGCCGTCTGAATTTGGCAAGCGCTATGCAATCGCCCCCAAGGTAGACAAGCGCACCAAGGACGGCAAGGCAGCCTATGAGGCATTTGTAGCGGACGCAGGCGAGCGCATTGTAATTGATGCCGACACCGCAACACTGGCCGAGCGCATAATGCTGGCAGTAAAGCGCTACAAACCGGCTGCCTACCTGTTAAAAGAGGGCATCGCAGAGCAGCCAATCTTTTGGACGGATTCACAAACCGAGGTAGATTGTAAAGCCAAGCCCGACTGGATTACCGATGGCGGCATTATTGTAGACCTTAAAACAACAGAGGACGCTAGCCCAATAGGATTTGCGCGCTCAGTTAAGAAGTACCGCTACGACGTGCAGGCAGCGTTTTATTCTGACGGCTACGAGCAAAGCACTGGCAAGACCTGTAACGGCTTTATGTTTATCGCAGTCGAAAAAGCACCGCCCTATTTGGTAGCTGTTTACTTTGTAGGTAGCGAGGATTTAAACAACGCCCGCCAGCGCTATCGCGAAAACTTGCTGGCTTACAAGCAATGCAAACAAACAGGCATTTGGAACGGGTATAGTGAAATCGTAACAAAAGTAAATCTATGAGCCCACAGGAAAAAGCAAAGGAACTAGTCGAGAAGTTTAGCCTTGTCGGCCTGCAACAAAGAAACGAGGGCCTCGCCTGCGCACTAATTTGCGTCGATGAAATTATAGAAAACTACGACACTTTCCTAGCTTACTGGCAGGAAGTTAAAAAAGAAATTGAGAATTTATGAGCACGATAATTAAATTAAATCCTGTTTTAAGCATCGAAGAAATTGATTCAAGAGAGTACGAAGGTTTTTGCGATAGTAGGTGTTACGAATTAAATGAAATGCTTTATTGGCCTATTTATATCAATGTTTCTAGAATTAAGTATTTTGAATTAGAAAGCCACGCAACAGAACCAAATACATTGATATGGGTAGATTACCAAGATGAGCCGATAGAAGTGTACGAAAGCCCAGAAAAAATAATAGAATTGATAAACCTATGACATTAAAAGAGAATTTATGAGCACAGAAATAACAGAAACAAACCCAGCGCCACTATCTAGCTTTGAACTAGCACAACGCCAAGCAAAAGCCTTGAGCGCCTCAGACCTAGTACCGCAGCAATACAAAGGCAACGTAGCCAATACTTTGGTGGCCTTGGAAATTGCAAACCGCATCGGCGCTAGCCCCTTAATGGTTATGCAAAACCTCCACATCATTCACGGGCGGCCTAGCTGGTCTAGTACTTTTGTAATCGCTGCAATTAACGGCTGCGGAAAGTTTACCGCCCTGCGCTTTGTTGGTGATCTCGAGAAAGGGATTAAGGCCGTTGCAACCGAAAAGGCTACAGGCGAAACCGTTGAAGGCCCAGTCGTTACGATGGCAATGGCCAACGCTGAAGGGTGGGTGAGCAAAGCAGGCAGCAAATGGAAAACAATGCCCGAGCTAATGATGCGCTATCGTGCAGCGGCTTTTTTTGGACGCCTGTACGCCCCAGAAATTACAATGGGTATGCACAGCGTTGAGGAGGTTGTAGATATTCAACACGAGGAGCCCGCAGGGGTTGCAGCGCTAAACGCTAAGCTAACTACCCCAACGCCTGCACTAAATCCTTAGATTCAATAAGCGTATAAGTAAAGCGGTTGCCGTGAATGGTGGCCGCTTTTTTTGCTAATGCCATAAACTCGTTGAAATCTGCAACGCGCTTAAACACTTGGCAGCCGTGGCTCCAGTCGTCCACCCGTACCGAATCAACACCGGCCTTATGGATATTGATTCCAAACACGCCTGTTTCGGTCTTATCTTCCTGATAAATCCCATCCTTGGTGAAGTCGCGATACACAGTTACAGGGGCGCATTGTTTTAGCGCCTCATATTTGCCCTGATGCAATCCGATGGCGTGTGAACCACGATACTGGTTTGGCACCAAGCGAGCAGTGCCGCCGCCGTTGTCGGTTGTAGCAGCCCACTCTTTTACTACCCAACTATCGCCCACTTTGTAAGCACACACAAGCTTATCGTCAAAAGCGTTGGTCACTTTCTTGCCAGTGGCAGAGTTGCGAATCCCAATGATGTTAAGGTTGTACTCTCCATTCTCAAAGAAGGCATATTTTTTAGCGGCCATTGTAGCGCGCAGAATGTGAATGTTCATAATATCAAAGTTAATAAAAAGACGGCTGCAATGGTGTAGGTTGTACGACGCAACCGGTTATATCGTTTGTCGCGTTTCCGCAACTCATCCAGTAGCTTGGCCTGTATTTTATCCTGCTGAGCAATTACCTCCGCATCAATCTTTAACTGCTCTCTGCACAGTGCCAGATTCTCGCGAGCCTCAGCCCCCTTAATCAGATAGTAATTATTTGCCGAGAGAGTCGAGCTGTCGGTGCATTGCGATAAGGCGCAATGTGGTGCTGCAAGAAGTATCACCAGCGAGAGCAATATAGAGCGTGTCATATTTTTGATTAATTACTAGTTGAGTGTCGTGGATGGCTTTGTACTTTAGGCGAATTTGGTAGAGCGTGTCTAAATCTTTTTCAACTACTCGAATAGCAGGGCCGTGCACTACCCGCTCGGTTTTAGGTACGGCAAACTCGACGTACATCATACCGCCCACAAAGAGCAGCACAAAAAGCAGAACGGTCAAACTGCCTTTACTCATCTTTTGGCTTGCCGCTAAACTTATCTACTGAGGTAAAGCCGAGCGTTAAAATGGTTACCCACTCAACAGCTGCAACTAGTTCCGCACTGGGTGCAATCTCCTGCGGGCTCATTGAGTTGTGCGCCATCGTTCCGAACAAAACAAACGCCCCGATAATTCCTACAAATCGCTTGCTAGATAGTTGGCCGTTGTCGCCTTTAAAAATTTCTAATAGTTTTTTCATCGCCCTTGTCCTCTATATTTTTTGAGTGGTTTGTTATTCTTTGAATGTACGCCCTTGTTTTTACGCTTGGGCTTTGGTTGCCACGAACCAACTGCTTTTGTCGCCTTTGCCATTACTTATAAATATACAATCTAAACCAGTTAAAATCTTCAGTACCTCCATTCTTTTGGTACTCAAGGAAAGCGTCAAAGATTGGCCCTGCATTCTTACCCTCGTCCACAACCATAGCCGTATCAATTCCTGCAGTGATCATCTTGGCAACAAACACCTCCTGCACCTTTTCCAGTGCCTCAACCTTAACCTCTGCCTCAACAACCGCCTCAACTAGCTTGGCCTTTTCTTCTGCCTTTTCTTCTACCAACGCCTCGCTAACTTGCTTAGCTGCGTGAGTGGCTTGGCCTACCGCTTGGGTATTCTGTTGAATCTTTTTCAATAGCGCATCCATCTCGTTCACTGGCTCGGGCTTAACTGCCCAAGATTCGGTGAACAAATAACCGAGAGCAAACAGGGCGGTGAAAATGTATAGCAGTCGCATAGTGTTAAAGTTTTTTCATCGAGTTAATGATGCGTAGTTCCGTGATAGCTGCGCTCAGTGCACTGTCTGCCGTCTTTAATGCTCTGTACGCTTGCTTTTGCTCTGCTCTAAGTACTGCCATCTCTTTACGGCATTCATCAATCTGCGTTTGATTGTTCGCACGCAAGTCCATGTACAAGTAGCTAACAGCCAATAGCATACAAAAAGCCACGGCAGCAACAGGGTTTTTGCGGAATTGGTCAAACGAAACAGGAAGCGGATTCGCATTTGGGGTTTTCTTTGGTGCGGTCATTATTCAGGGATATTGCAGTAAGGTGATTCGGGGTTAAATTCACAGAAACGGGCGGTGTACATTTCCTCACACCCACTAAAAGTATGCACCCCAATCGGATTTGGGAACACCTCTTTTGTTGCAAAGGATTCCAACGGCTCATCGTTCCAAAGGATATCTACCGCATACAACGGGGATAGGTCGGTGCAGTTACCTTCTTCATCGGTGGCAAGGCAGATTTGCCCAATTTCGTGTACTGCACAATTTTGGTAAACTACCGAACCCTCTTGCGTTGTGCTGATTTGGGCTTGGTATGTTAGCCATTCGGCTAGGTTTAGGAATGAGTATTTTGCGAAGGTCATAAGGTCGTAATGTCTTGACAGAATTGGTCAGTTTGTGGGGTGGTGAATAAGCCCATTGCTTGTATGAATAGGGGAACTACTGAACCTTTTGCATCTAATGTTTCCATTAGTGTAGTTACAAATGCTGTTCCGCTAACTTGCTTCGTACCATTAACAAAAACATCCGCAGTTGAGCCGTTCCACTTGATGGCTATTTTTACGGTGTCGGTTATTAATGTGTAAAGACCTGTCAAAGTTCCCGCTTGTTTTTTATATATTATCATACGACTACCACCGCCTACTGGTCTAATGACTAATCCGTTGTTTGCATCTTCGTATAAAAACAATGACTCAGTCGTTCCGTCTCGTAAATAACTGATGTTATTCCTCAACTCCACAAACCAAGTACCCCCACTTGATGTTATCAAACCATTGGTGTAGATGTTATTGCGACTGAATGAATCCGCAATACGGGTGGCTGATGCCGAACCCGTGGTTAAAATTGGTGTAGTTACATACGCACCTAACTCCATTTGTGGTTGTGCGATGCGGATGGTGAAATTATAACTTAGCGTTGGTGTTACATAGAAATCCAATATCGGTTGAACATATGCAGTCAATGATTGGTTAACAGTTTGTGATGTTGCAAATCTTGTCAAAGTTGAACTCAAAGTAATTCCTTGCGTCAATAAACCCAAAGAACCACCAACGCTATTTCTTTGAATTAATCCGATAGCCGCTGCATCATATGCCCCACTAATTGTTTTGGCGTAAACACTTGGTGTCCAAGTTTGCCCGTTTGATGCAACAATTTGTGCCGTGCCTTCAAAAATAACTCTAACAACCGAACCCGCTGCAGTTCCGCTGAATTTGTAATCAATATAATTAACTCCTTTTTCAGTTCCTAATGATGTAATTTCATAAGTCAAACCAGCCGTTCCTAATGCTCCCCAGTTTGTTGGGTTAGTTCCCGAAACGCCCGTACTCGCCCCAACCATTGTGCTATTCCGAATACTATTCGTCCTCTGCGGTTCAAGCAACAACGCAGGACAACTGCCGTACATATAGGATAGACGGGGGACATTCAACCTATCGGTTGTGGGGAAATAGGTTTGGGCTGAACTGCCTTCTACTAATTGTGCGCCCCAAATTGCAAAACTTGAAGTTCCATTTCCCGTATATGTTTCTGATGTGCTTGAAGTTCCATCACACATACAAAGAAATAAAAAAGTTGATGTTGATGTTGATGTACCACTTGCCGTTAACCTATACCATCCATCACCAACATTTGTAATTGTACCACTTCCTGAAATTGTATTTGCAACTGTGTTTGTAGTCATATTGTAATAAATACGCTGACCACTATCAACATTGATAATTGCAAAATCTCTTGTTCCAGTTAATCGTTTTATGTATACACTTGCGGTATAACTCGCACCACTTGAAATTGTTGCACTTTGCCTTACTCGGTGTTGCGTTGAAACACCCGTTCCCTCAACCATAGTATCAGCAGTAAGTGTTCCGTTTGGTGCATTTGTTGTATTTGTAGTTATAGTACTATCTTGCTTCAACCAAGTCGCATTGCTAAAATCTTCGCTATACTGCAACAAATTCCACGGAACTCGTTGAATCAACCCATCGGCATTAGTACGCCAAGCATCACTTGCTCTCGTCCAAGTTAAATCCCCGTTTCCGTTTGTGGGGATTTCGGCATATGCTTTGCCCCCTTTGTATCCGCTTGGGATGATGAGTAAAGATGCTGACTGCAACAACGAACTCACCGCATTGACGCAGTTACCCGCTTCCGTGATACCACCATCGGCAACAACTCGACTCTGATAAGCAGAGAAAATGCCTTGGGCATAATTGGAACGGTTTATCCCAACGCCCAACCCTATGCCCATTCTGCGCATTAGTAACCTATTACGCTGCCCGAACTTGTAACGAAACCAGTAATCTTGTTACCCTTGCCAGCGGGCAAAAATGCGCCCTGTTTAAAAGTAACGCCCGACATACCGCGTGCGCTTAGCACATTGGTTGCCGTGCCGTTTTCCGCCGTAACGGTGAACGATGTGAATACTGTATCTTCTTGGGGAATAACTGCGTCGTAACTTACTGAGGTAACTGTTGCCGCCCCGTGTCTTACAAATCCTTGTGAACCCGCAATGATGTCTGCGCTTGCTTGTGCCATAGTACCCGCAATTTACAAACCCAAACGCGGGCAGACGTTAACAAATTAAATAACCCACCACTGGACGCCGTCACATATAATTTGAGCCGCTTGGTAGAGTTGGTTTAGTACTAGCGTCGTACTGCCATCAATATCCGCACCGCCTCCAGTAATGACCACAGTGTGATTTGTAGATAGTTTTTTAAAGTAGTATTTTTTCCCCTTGCTCAGCGTTGGATCAGGTAAATCGACGTTTACTGTACCACCACTAGAATCGCACAGGATAAGCTCGTAGCCGTTTGTAATAGTATGACTCCCTGCGGTGTAGGTGACTGGACTGTTGTGCTCTTGTATGTGCCAATCAATTAAGCCAGTGCTATCGGTGTACTGCAGCATTACCTCCCAGCGTGTATTTAGCGTGGGCTGACTAGTCGGCGCACCGTCTGCATCGTTTACCAGGTATTCCAAAACTTGCTCAGGCACAAAGTCAACAGCGCCGTTTAGCTCAGCGACTGCCTCCATTGTGTAGTTAACTTTGTCGTCGTTTTTTGACGGATCAATTTTGTACCCCTCGCCTGTCGATGTAAGCCCCGAATAAGTTGGGGCAAGATATAACCACTCGCCATCCCACTGCTCAGAACGTGCAGAGAATTTACAACCATTTAACACCCATGCGCCGCCGTCAAAGTATAGGGTTTTGATTGCAGTCAGTGTGCCGCTATCTACCCAAGTGCCGCGAATCACTTGCAGAAAATCTTTATAGCAACCGCCAACAGCTGTGCCAATCATTTCGGTAAGTGTGCCATGGGTTACGGAATCCCAACCGCCGTACCAATCGGCAGCAATAACGTCAGCCGTTCCGTTGTAAGCGAATAAGGTACCGACGCCATAAATGTTATCCGTCACATAGTGGGCAATGTCCAAATTAATCTCTGTGCTATTGAGCGCCGATGTCGTGCTAGGGCTGAACACCTCTTCGATATCAAAAACAAAATCGGGGTTTTGGTATGGCGAGGCGTCAGCTAGAGCCAACTGCACAGATCCCCAGAATGGTTTCAATGTGCTTGCCGTAGTTTGCCATCCGCTTAATTTAGTGTAAGTTCTAACAACGCCGGCTACATATTGAATGTCCACATAGAGGCGGTCGTAACCTGTTGGCGCAGTCGTGCACTGGTGCTCAATCATGTAACTATTCCAGGTAGTTTTTTGCCCACGTGTATCAATGTTAACCTCAAATGCATTGCTGGTGTTTGACCAGTAGCCGTCATTCTGCAAATAGGAAATGGTACCACTGGAATCGCGCAGATAAACCCTGTATTGTATAATTGTTTTATTCTCAGTTTGACCGCTTGGATAGGAACGGGTGAACTTAACCAACACCTTAATGCGCATCGGCACATCGTCGGGCGTGGTGCCTGTCGGAATGTTTAAGAACTCAGCTGCAAATAAGGTATCAGATTGATTCTGGAAAGTTCTGTACTTACTGCCTGCCAGCATGCGGCTAGTGTTTACCCTTACCAACTTTGCAGCGGGCTGATAGTATAGCGACGGCTTGGCTGCCCATTGCGGGCGTGGGCTTGCAAGTGTTTGCCTGTGCGTATAGCTGCCAGTAGTTTGATATTGTAATGTGTAAGAGTAGCGGCGATAGGCAAGCGTGGTATTGAAGTACCCGTTAACTGGGACCATCCAATAGCCTGCCATCTCATGAATGAACCGCACCTGCAAGGCGGCGCAAATCTGCTCCATCGCCTCGGCGCAGGTCATCATATTACTATCGGCGTAATAGGCCGCATCCACGTCGACCGCTCTCACGTCCTTCATGGGATCAAACGATTTCACAAACGCGTTGAGGTTGGCCTTCAATAAATCAATTCCTTTGCGGCTTGCCTCTGCGTTGTAGATCAGTGCGGCATCATAGAAATAATTTGTGTTAATCCCCAAAACTACCCAGTACTCGCTTAGCTCAATCTGTTCCAAACACTTGCGGAATAGGTAGGCTAAAGTTATACGGCCATCGGTAAACCAAAGGTCAGAAACCCGAAACCCTTTTAACAATTCTAGCCCGTCAACGGCTGCCAGTGATATCTGTGTTTTGGCTTGGATGGCCTCGCGCAGTCGTGTCATTTGGTCGGCAACAACTCGCCCAATCCAAATAGGCACATCCTCACGATACACAATCATCGCCCAGTTATTCTCTGCCTCTGTGCTTATGCTTAGGAAATCTGCGAGCACAGTGTTATTTGGCATTACCCATTCGGTAGTACAACGTGATGGGCGCAGGAATGATTCATAGGTTGCGCTCCCTTCCCCTGCCCTTTCAATCTCAAAGCCATTGCCTGCAAGTTGCAACTCTGTGCCTGAGGTGGTGCTACCACTTGGCGCATCCCATAACTCAACCCTGTAATCTATATCTTGCACGCTCTTAAAAGAGCCGTAGTAAATCCTTGCCATTATCCGCGTTTGCTATCTGTGTTATATCGGTTTAGTACTATCGCCAAATCCCTGCCGCTTATGGTTGTGCTCGCCACAAATCCGCTCTGGTTGTCGGTCTTAATTAGGTTGCGCAACTTGTCAAGCGGTGCGATAACTTCTGGGTTGGTTGAGGCCCCTGGGTACTCCCCCATCAAACCCAACGTCGGCCCGCTAACAATACCACCCTCAGCAAACGCCGTAGGCTGTGGCCCTTTGTTCAGCATGTTTGTAATTACAACCGAGCCCGCAATCAAAGCAACACCCGCAGCAGCCGCAGCTATCGGGTTTTTGATTAGCAACTCCTTAAACGCTTTCGATGCCGTCGCCGTTGCAATCAATGCCTGCCCGAATGATTTCATAAAGCCAGCCACCGCAGTTAGCAAGCGCTTGCCGAATGTTTCAAAGGTATCTATTTGGCCTGTAAGCAAATCACCTAGCATCGTGCCAAAATCCTGCAGGCCTTGGGCGGTCAAACTATTAAACGCCTGATTGATTCCCTCCATAGATTTTGCAAAACGCTCTTCATACTCTTCTTGCTTTGCGATTTGGTTTTGCATCGCATAGTCGATTTGAGTAAAAGTGTGCTCAAGTTTCTGCGGGGTTTTAATATCAATGGGGGCAACGTCAACGGGCTTAATGCCTTGGCGTGTGCCACTGGCTGCCGTTTGAACCTCTGTCGCTTTTAATTCGTTTGCGGTTTTCTCTGCCTCTGCTAATAGTGCCGCTTGGTTTGCTTTAAAATTCTTTAAATTGACTGCACGCTGACGGGCAATCATATCGTTTTTTTCAATCTCTAAAGCAACGACCTTGCCCTGATATTCTTGGTTTATTTCATAGCGTAGATCTGCCTCAAGTTGCGTATACTTTCTAGAAATCTCGGCTATCTTTTTAGCGTCGCCATCCGCAAGGTACATTTCCTCACGTCGCTGCGCTGACAATCTATCTAGCGCCTCTTTGCCATACTGCACGTATATGGCCTTCTGCTTTTCTAAACTCGCCTTTTTTATATTGTAGATTTCCTGCTCGCTCTTACCCTCTGCCTTTGCTTTGCTTACAGCCAACTCAAGGGCTCGCTCTTCTGCTTTAATTCTGCGCTGGCCTAATGTAAGCCCACGCTCTTGCTGTTGCTCAAGTAGTGCCAATCGTTCCTTTGCCTCATCGATTGCCGCAGCGCTCTTCTGAAACAAAGTAATCACCAAGCCAATAGCAACCACCACAGCACCTGCACCCGTAGCAATCAAAGCCACAGAGTAGGCACGGGCTGCTAGCGTAGCCTGCCCCATTACAAACGCCTGCACTTCAGTAGCCGCCGACAAAATCCCCTGAGCTACTGCGCTCTCCTGTTGTAACGCTGCCTGTATTGCAGTCACACCATTAACCAAAGCAATAGCCCCCTGCAATTTTACCATCACTTTCTGGAGATCTTCGCTTTGCAATCCAGTCATGGCAAGCGCCCCCTCTACTGCCCCAAACGCACCCGCTACCGCATTAACCCCACCGAGCACCGCATCTAAACGCCGCGTATCGCTGGCAAAGTATGACACCTCAGCCCGAGCGTCTCCAATGCTATCCTTGATTCTACCCGCCTGCTTAATGATGTCGTTGGCGGCTTGCGCAAACTCTGGCCCCAAAGCCCTTGCCTCCATCGCTAAGTTGGTCAACTGTCTGACAGTTCCCGCCGTTGGGTTTTTGGTGGCAATGTTGCTGAGCTTGTCCTGTATGTCCTTTGCGCTTTTAGCAACGTCGGCACTCATTTGGTTGCCGCTCTTTTGGATTACTGCTATCGCATCGTCGAAACCTTTTTTCAGTTTCTCAATGTCTGCGCCAATTACTATGTTTAACGACCTTGCCATTATCTGATATAGTTAATAATGAAGTCCTGTGATACCTGATAAATGCCAGAGAATCCCGCCTCGTCGTCTGTAAGTTGCAACTCACTATCAAACTCAATGGCTTGGCAACTGACGCCGTTAAACGTCCCCGGCAATGTGGCCGCCTCAAACGCCGCCCTAACTTGCTCAGCGACCGCCGTAGCGCTTGCGAAGGTTGTGCCAAAGCTATTAACCTGCACACGTGCAAAGTCGGTACGTGAGTGGCTTGTGTTTGTCGGGCTTGCCACAACACTAACAAGGTTGTAACTGATTGCAGGGAATGCGCTTTCTTGTGGAATGCGCAAAGGGTTTAAGCGTGTACTAACCAAGGATGTGAGGCCCGCGTAGTTGCTTAAAATGTTATATACTATTTTTATAGGGGCGCTCATGCTTTGGCGTCGGGTGTTAATTTATCAAAGACATGCGAATATAACTTAACGGCGTCCTCAATACTAATATAGTCGGACTCCTCCCATGGAAATGTTAACAGCCTTTTCGGCTCGATTGGCTTTTTTAAGTGGGGCGCCATACTGGTAGCAACTGCCCAGCGGGTAATTTCCCATTGGTTTTTATACTGCTGTTGCTGCGCCTCCCTCATGCCGTCAAGTTTCAGCCGCCAAAATCGTGGCGTGCATTTCCAAAACTCGGACTCACTTAACCCCATTTCGCCGTAACTGATGCGCTCAATCTTGCCCCAAGTTAGCGGTGCGCCGTCGCCCTTGGCTTTTACTTTCCCTCTGGCTCGTCGCTGGAAAAGAAGTCAGTAACCGCCTTTGTAAACCCATCCAATGCAGGGCTCAACTCTGAGAATCGTGTAACTGCGCTGCCTAACTTTTGCACTGTTGCAAATGGTGTTTTACCTCCATCCGCCTCATACCCCTCAAGGATTCCGTAGAATGCGCAAGCTAGTGCGAAGTCCATAGATTTGGCAAGGTCTTTTTGCATGCTCAAATCTGCAAAGTTTTCCATACCTGCCAACTGCATTACGTTGCGAAGGCTGTTCATGTTAAATAAAAGGGGGTGCTGAACACCCCCAATGATAATGTGGCTCATGCCACAAATATAAGACAAAAAAAATTAAGGAGATACAGTGCCAACAGTCAAAGCGCCAGTGCCCTGCAAAGTTCCTGTAAAGGTTGCTTTATCGTTGTTGGGTGCGCTTAATGACAAGCTGCTAAAGTAAGCAGAGCCAGTGAATTTTTCGTCGCCGCTTACGTTGGTAGTCATTACAACGGTCAAAGAAGTACCTGCTAACAAATCGCTCAAAAGGTCTTTGAATGATTGGCCGCTTGTGCTTACGCTTGCGTCTTGCTCGAAGATACCTTCGACGTTCATCGTGTAGCCATATTCGCCAGCGATAAACTCTTTAGCGCCTGCGCTATCTTTGTTAGTAACGTCGATCATATCTTTAGAAATGTCGATTGAGTGAGAGGTCGCGTTTGCGATTTTAGTCAATGTGCCGCTGACATCCTTGTAGATGCTAATGAGCGTGCCGTTTACTGGTCCAGTAGTTGCCATGGTTATTTGTATATTAAATTATTTTTCTTTGCTAGGTCGGCAATGATTGAATCAACGCCTTTAAGTATTTCCTCAGTTACCGCATTTGCATTTTGGTCCAACGCTGGGCGCATGAATGGGCGAGGTGTCAAACTGCCTGTGTAGCGTCCATTGGATTGAATACGTGGCGCGGTTCCATATTCCACCATCACGCCGAGATAACTGTTATAGTATTCTTTTCTTAAGCCAATTAGCGCCTTGTCTAGGTTTGTGCTATCCTTTGCCGTGATGAATCCAATCGAATCGCGTAAATCACCTGTATCGACAGGGGCCAAACTTTTGGCGGTGTTAATAATGCGCTGACTGCTTTTTCTAATCACCTTCTGCAACTTGGGCGTTTTAACGTTTGCGCCCATAGCCTCCAAGGCTTTCAGGACCTCGGCCATCCCAGTTACATTTTTGTCGGCCATTATTGCGTTAATTCGGTTTGTAGTTTCAAATATAGATTACGCTGCAGGTTGGCTATGTTAACAATGTTATGGGCGCCTATGTCGTCAACCACCCTATGCTTAACGCCTACCGCTGAATTAAAGCGGATAGTATAAAACACAATCTGCTTATGCTCGCGGCGGTCTGCATTCACGTTTTCGCTGCCTGCCTCCTGCTCAACACGCTGCGCCCAAGCGGTAGCGTATTCAGTCCACGTTTGCAGTTTCTCCCCTGTGTTGGTGTCTATCGTTTCGGTGTAGCTTTGCAAGCTTACCAGTACGTCCATTACGCCCGCATTCATTAGATCATGATTTGGATTTTGTACGGATCTAGCAGATAGTGAAAGCCGAAACTCATTTCGCTTTGAATCGTTCCTGTAACAATGGCCTGCCTATTATCATAATACTGAGCAACCAACAACAGCGCAGCGTGCTTAATCGTTGCGGGCAGGATGGTATCAGGATCTACCGACGTGGTACCAACAGGATTGAAACCCTCGGAGATTTCAACGATGTACTTAATTGAGTCATCGGTTATGCTTGTCGGCGTGTTTTCAAAAAAGATATTTCGCGAATAACTGCCCATTGGATCAGGCGACGCCAACCAATCGGCAGAATCAAAAGCAACAACCGCCTGCGAGTCGTTCACATAGCTCACCGAGTTAATAGCTAAACAGCGCGTGTTTAAGCGCAGATAATTTCCCGATGGTACATTCAGACCGTTCACAGGATTAACAAGCGCTGGCTGCCCTACAAATGAGTCGTAGCCATATTTTGCCGTCGCTTTCCTAATTGAGTACCCCAAATAATTACTGCAAGCATCCAAAGCCATAGCGATAAGGCCCGAAATATATGTATCATCTGAGGAACTTGTAACCCTCAAATGCGTTTTTGCATCTGCCAAACTGAGGTAATCAGTGGCGGCATTTGCGAAGGCGGTGTATCTACGGCTGACAAACATTTTATTCTGCGTCTATTTCGGTTTCAGGGTTTACTGGCTTTGCCTTCTTTGGCTTGCTTGGGGTAAGCGCTGGAATCTCAACAGCAACGCCTGCCTCAATTAAGAGCATGGCCTGCTTGGTTTCCATAATCACTTCTTCGCCCGCGTTGTAACTTAGGTTAAATTGTCCTGTTGGGTTTGCAACAAACTTAATCTTCATATTGGCCCAGGGGCGATGCAGTCAAGATCACCCCTGGCACTCGGTCTTTAATGACTCCGAGCAGTCAAGTTATTAGGCCACGATGTCCTTACATACTGCGAAGGCAGTAGGCTGCAACAAGTTTACATCCATGTAAGAGTTAAGGATAACGTTGGTCAAACCAGCAGTAGCGCCGCTAAATGGATCTACGACTAATTCCATGCCGCCGCCCCATGAAGCCAAAGCGAGCTTGGAGAAATCACCAAAGATCATAGCAGACAAAGTGCTAGAAGTTCCTTTGCTCAAGTTGCTAGGTACCAAAGTAGAAGTGGCTACATTGTAACCGTTCAACTCAGCGCCACCGCTTGCCCAAATAAAGTTTCCTTCAACACCAGAAGCTTGGCGTGGGATAGTTTGCAAAGCAGCTTTTACTTTAGGGTTAGTCAAGTAAGCAACACCTTCGCCGTTGGCGTTTTCTACAGCCTTCATCAAGTTAACAACATCAGCCCATACTGGAGCGATACCGTTAGCGTTGGTAGAGTTGCTAGATGCGCCACCTGCATAAGTAACGTTTACGTTGCTGTTTGCAATGATACCAGTAGGCTCGTTAGATCCACCGCCTTTGATAGCAGCAGTTTCCAAAGATTGAGCCATAGCATTTAACAACCAGTTACGCACGTAGGCGTCGATTGAGTTGCTAGATTGCAACATTAACTGATTTGATACCTGAATGTAAGCGGCCAAACGCTTAGGGCTAAAAGTGATTTTAGAGAAGGCAGGGCTCTTTTCAGTAGCAGAACCGTTCTCAGTATTCCAACCAGCTGAAGGCACAGTACTAGCGGTAGGCATGTCAAGGTTACCAACCAAGCCAGACAACTGCTGCACGCCCAAACCGCGCAATACGGTGCGAGGCAACAATACATCGATAATTGAACCAACTGAGGTCTGCACGTTAACACCACCCTCAGAACCAGAAGTACCACCAGTGGCAGTCATGTCACGCTTGAATACTTCAGAAGGAATCTTTACAGAGTGAGCGCTTACGCTTACACCAGAACGCTGGAACTCTTCAGCGCCAATTTGAGAAAACTCACCTTCAACACCTTCGCGGCGTCCAGTAGTTGCCAAATTGATTGCACGCTTAAAGCTGTACTCTCTAGCCATTTCTGACTTTTCTTTCTCCTCGCTGCGGCTAGCAACGTGGCCAGCGGCTTGAGCTGCCAAGTTCTGCAACTTTTCCAAGGTTTCAACTTCAGCTTTAATGGCGCCCAAACGAGCCTCGATTTCAGCCAAACGGTTGGTTTCAGATTCTGCCATTGAGCGGGCTTCCTTCTCGATGGTGTTTTGCAAGGTAGACAACTCGCCGAGCAAGCGTCCACGCTCTTCTTTCAATGCTTTGATTTTATTCATGATTTTGGTTTTTTGTTTTAATAATTGTTGTATCTAGCCAGTGCCAACTTAATTACATCGGCAGCGGCTTGGCTTCTTTTTGCCTCTTCAATCTCGCGCTCCTGATCTCTCAAGGCCACAACGCTGCGGGCGTCTGCCTCGGTGTCAGCGTATGCGGGGTAAGTTACTGGGCTAACATCGTACAAATCTTCGATGACTGTAATTGTGCGCTTGCCCATTGATCCGTATTTTTCTGACTCGCTCCATATTTGCTCTTTGATAGTAAAAGCAAAACTGCTCTGTGTGATATCGCCGCGCATGATTGAACGCACAACGCTCATATGCGTTGGGTTTTCATAATCAGGAACCCATGTGTACTCAAGATTGCCGTCAGCATTTACAAACACTTTGCAGGTGTCTGCCTTAGTGCGCCCTAGAATCAATTCGGCCTCATGGTTAAATAGGCAGCGGATATCATACTCTTTGCTTAAAGCGTAGTCAAACGCCCCGGGAAGTATTACCTCTTCAAAATATCCTAGATCAGTGGCAGAGTTTACCACGGCAGCAATGCCGCCTATCTCCTTTGGCATGCCTTCGCCGTCTGCTCTAGTGTGGACGGTGCCCGTAAATGTGCGCCTTTCTTGTTTCATTAGATTACTTCTGTGTTATTAGTTCCCTCTGGGTTGTTGTTTTTGTCTGCGGTGCTCATTAGTTGTGCAATCTTAGCATCCATGTAGGCGTCAATTTTAGACGACGGCATTAAATTGGATTCGATTAAATACTCATCGCCACCATCAAAGCCGTTTGCATCTTCAAACATGCGCGCCTCATTTCTAGAAAGCCAACCGCCGCGGATGCCCTTGTTGTAATAATCTGCTCGCTCGTTGGCGCTGGCTCTCAACAGCGAATTAAAGTTAAATTTAAAGTAATAAGTTAACTTATCATTTTCTGTTAACAGCTTGCGGGCCATTTCCTGCTCGATGTTAATGGCATAGGATGCCAATGTGCGTGCGTAAAAATCTTGGTACTCCTGCTCGACGCTGGATTTGATACCTTCCTTTGCGCCAATCATTGAGGCTGGTACCCCAAAAATGCGGGCGATTTCCTCAGCCGAAAACTTGCGGGTTTCCAAGTACTGCGCCTCCTCAGGGCTAAGGCTCAACTTTTCCATCTTGATGCCATTCGGCAGCACTGTGCTACGGCTTGCCCCGTCTATTACATCGTCTAGCGATTTCTTTAATGGCACTGCCTGCTCTGGTTTAATCTGCGCGTCCGATGTTAACAAGAATTTCAACACCCCATTTTTATAGACGCCTGCGCTCTGGCTAATTGCTGCCAAATCAATGCCCAAGGTTTCGGCGTGCACCACAATAGGCGACAAACCTACAAGCGGATCATCACCACACAAGCCCTTAAAGTGCAACATATCTGCAGCAGGAATCATGCCGGGGAATCCCTTGCGGTTTACTTTGTAGAATAGTTGGCCGTCCTGCATGATTGGCTGGACGTAATCAGGTGCAATCGGGTGCAACTCAATTCCCAAATATCTGCTATCACGATTGATAAAAGCGTAGGCGTTGCCTTTGAGCGCCAAGTGGCTCACCATGTATTTGGTGAAGTCGTATTTTGTTTGGTATGCGTTTGGCTCGTTAACCAAGGCAGTAGCGTAATGTACTACAACCTGCTCGCGATTCTGGCCATCGTCTTTATACAACTTTAAAGATAGCCCTGCAATACCGTCCGCAATAACTCGGACGCACGCATGCACTGACGCAATAGATAAAGCCGTGCGGTCGTTAACGGCCTGCCCGCTTTTTGTTTGATATCCGAAAACATTCTGTAAAGTATTGATGAGCCAATCAGTTGGCTGCGCTAAACCGCTGCGCTTTTCCGTTCTTTTTGGCTGCCAAAATTTTAGATTCATCGCCCGCAAATTACAACTACCACAAATTACTCACGTTAACAAATGTCATTTATTCCGCCCCTGTGCCAACCACCTGCTGAGCGCTGCCCTGAACACGTCATAATTTTTGTAACGCCTTACGCCAAATCTACCGAGGTACTTATCCTCGGTTGCATTGTAGGCATCCTCATAGGTCCGATATTTCGGGAGGTTGTTGTAATATTCTTGCATGTAGTCGTCTAGGAATTTCATAAGCTAACAAACCAAAAATCTGACTCCTTTTCTTTTGCGGCATCCTGCATGCAAGTGCCCAACGCCATAACTATCGAAACAGGCCCGTCGACCTTATCCCCGCTTTTGGCCTTGTCAATTTTAATATTTCCCGCAGGATCAGTGCGCAGCATAATGTTGGACATCATCCAACGGGTAACAGGATTCCCAGCGTGGCGCAGTTTCTTATCTTTTACCAAGCGCTCCAGTTCTTTAGTCGGCGCCGACATACTGACAAACCCCTGCCCAAAAGGAAACATTTGCAGCCCTTCATTTTGCAACTCAATAACCAACTGGCTAGAATTGAATCGGTCGAATGCGATATCCCTAATGTCGTACTGCTGAGCCAACGCAATAACCCGCGCCTTAATAAACGAGTAGTCGGTTACGTTGCCATCGGTAAGCTCAATAAAACCATCCGCTGCCCATTGGCGAATCGAGGCGCCTGCTGCATCCTTACGTTTGTACGCCGTTTCCACTGGTAGCCAGTACCATGAGCGGATAGCATTGTATGCGGGGAAGTATAACGAGAAAGCGCAAAAGTCCCCCGTGCTTGCCAAATCCAAACCGCCATAGCACAACTCTCCCTCTAGCTCGTCCATCCCATCGCATGCTCTCCAGTCACTGTCTGAAATCCAAGTCATTGCCGTATCAGTCCAAACGTTGAGCAGTTTGGTTTTGAACTCAACCTCCTTGTGCACAAACTCTTTGGCCTCGGTCAATCCCTGCTCCAACTGCCTAGGGTTTACTGATATCCCCCAGTTTGGATTTGCCTTTGCCCATACTGCGGGATCAGTCCAATCGTCGCCCTCGTCTAGCGTGTAGATTACCGAGAATAGCGCATCGTCCTTTATGGCTCCACTCAACACACCTGCGCAGTACTGCCTGTGTTTGTAGCATGGTGCCTCACGATTAAAGCCCGCCGTTGTAATGGTGAACAGCAACGGCTGCCGACGTGCCCCCATCGAGTTGCGAATAACATTATATAATTCATCATTGGGGTGCGCGTGGTATTCATCAATGCAACAGAAGTGCGCATTGAGTCCGTCCTGCTTGCCTGGATTCCATTCGAGCGGTTTGTAAATACTCTGCCCGTAAAGGATCCGCCGATTGTTAACAGAGTTGTTGACAGTCAACGCCTCGCTCAGCCAAGGCAGATTTTGGCAAACTCGCACCGACTCCCCGAACACCATCATGGCTTGGTCAAGTTTAGTAGCCGCGCTGTAAACCTGCGCCGCTGGCTCGTCGTCCGCGATTAGGCCGTAAAGCATTAGGGCGCTAGAGAAAGTCGACTTTCCATTTTTCCGTGGGACCTCAACATAGGCCCGCGTGAAACGGCGACTACCATCCTCATTGAGAAACCCGAACAGATTCCAAACAATGAATGCCTGCCATGGTTCCAACTCAAACGCCCTGCCAGCATATTCGCCCGTCGAATGCTCGAGCTGCTCTATAAACTCAATGGCATGCTGAGCGTAGGTTTCCGAAAACCCCCAACCCGCTGCACGATCTGCCACGTAACGAGCGACGGCATTGCGCACGTGTTCACAAACTGGCACTGCGCCAGATTGGACGTCGTCTATATATCTTTCGACCTTATGCACTGACTTTCAAAAATAGCCAAGGCCTCTTGTGCGAGTTTGAGATTGCGGTAAATAAATGCCTCGTCCCATAAACCGAATTTCCCACAGGGACGGAATCCGCTGCCGTGGTCCATCGTGATAATGAACGCCTGCCCTTGTGGCTCAATTCTGTATTGCCTTCCCTTGTACTCAACGTGGGCGGTTTCAAATGCTGCCTTGTGCACAGCTTTGCTAACTGTCTTTTTCATGTTATGCTGTTTTTGGTTTTTTCAATAGTTCCAATTTACTAGCGGGCGCAACTTTGCCCGTTTCAATCTTGCCCCGAGCTGATGGCGTGATACCAAACAACTGCCCCATCTGCGTGGCTTGCTTTAATGCCTTGCTGCGCACATCGTACCAAGGAGAAACAACACGCTCGCCAAATCTGTTAACAACAACCTCGCCCTCCTTGTTGTTTATCTCGCAAGCTTTCTTATACAAACCCAACTCATTGCAGTAACCAGCAACAAGCCCAAGGTCTGCGCCTGCCAGTAGGTTGTTATTTTTCAACTCTTTGCAGGTAATATCCCAGTACTCAAAGCCCAAAGCGTTTAAGTGAGCGGGTGGTTGTGGAACTCCAACACTCAGCTCGACCAACATAGGTTGCTCAAGGTTTCGGTCTGCGCGAAAAGTTCCCTCCAATTTTTTAATTTCGGTTGGTTTACGTGGCCTTCCTTTCATTTTTACAAATATACGTGAAAATTTGCAAATTTATTTTCGCCCATGTGTGAAGAAAAG